GTAACCACAATCGTCACAAGCCACCTCATTCCAGTTTGATCCACATTGTGGACAAGAATTAACACTTCGCTTCATCTTGATCTTAGCTAAACTTCGCTCTGAACTTCGCTTCGGTTCGTCGAATGTTTTGTGCCATGACCCTTGGGTTAGCAGACTCCGAACTTTAGCCTCGTCCCATCCGTGAATCTGAGCGAGCTTTCTAACCCACCACTCTCGACTAAGGCTTCGAACGAATTCGTAACGACCACAGCATACTAGACCTTGTATGCCTAACTCCCAATCGATTTTACGATTCTCGAGAGTCGCGTCACTCGAATACGGCGTGACATTTATTAGGGTTTTCTTTTCGTGACAGTCTCCTTTGCAACATCTGTTTTCGTGCCTTGCGGACTTCTCTTCGTCGAAAGCCTCGCAACTTAGAATATACATCTTCACCATCCATGAGGCGAACTAACAGGGCGCGCACATTGGCTTGATTTCCATCTTCGCTTGACTTCAGCTTCACTTCGACTTCACTTGACTTCATCTTCACTTCGGTTCGCAGCCTCCCACTCTGCTATCTCTTTGGCGAGGTATACTTGATAAACTACAGTCACTTTTTACTCCCTTGCATCACGACGCCGAATATCCATCCCATCGAGAATCCAGCCGCGAAAAACATTGCCATTGCTTCCGTCATTGTAAATCCTTACCTGCTAGAATCTTGCGAACCTGCTCTAATCTACGCTCAGCGTCACCTTTAGGCGCGAGGTATGATTCTAAGGCGCGCTCGATTAACTGTGAAACGCTGAGGTTGTTAGCCTCAGCGTATTCCGCAGCCTGCGACCATAGCGAATTGTTTTGGGTGTAAATCGTCTTATTCGCCAAGGGTATAATCCGTTATCGCCTTGTCGTTACAGACCATGAAGCCGTTAAAGTGCGCGCACCATCCAGAATCGTCACGGCGAACTTCCTCGAACGCACCATATAGGTATGCGAAAAGGATCAGAACTATCGCTACGCTTCGTCGTGCTACCTTGAAACGCGCACGATGTCTCTCAAGCTCAAACTTAAACGCCATCTTAAACTTCCTTTCCAATCTCGGAGAACTCCGATATGATTTCGTTTTTGTATGTCATGACACCGATCATGATAAGCATACAGGCTTCGCTTGAGAGAAGCGCACCTTCGAGATACCTTGCTATGACCTTGGATACCTCTTGGAGAACTTTATCACTTACTGTCTCTTGAACTTCAGTATTCGTCATTATCTAGTTCCTTTTGTTCCTCTGGAGTCTCTGCAAATAGCTGATACGAACCGTAATCAAAAGACTCTGACTTACACTTTGGACACTTTTTGTAAACGTATGCGTTTGACACGTGGTCGCCGGGCATCGGTCCTTTTGCAGACTCGATTTTGACTCCACACTCTTGACATGTTCTAATAAATACTGTTTTCATGATTCTATGATACCATGCTTTCTAGGTTCTGGCAAGTGACCTAACTTTGACTTTACTTCGTCGGGTATCGGGCGAGAAGCTCTTTTCTCGCTGCCTCAATAGCACCGTCAATATATGTCCAGGTGCCTATATCCTTTCCATTGACAGATACGGTGAACGATCCTGCATACGCTTCGATTGTGACTTCCATCTTACTTTCCACCTTTCAAGAGCTTGATCGCGTTCTCACGCGTCAATCCACCCTTTATCAGTTTCTCAACAAGGTTCTCGAAAGCCTGCGATCCTGCATCACCGAGAACTACGGGCTTGGCTTCTCTTGGCTTCGTCGTTTTGATAGTTCCATCTGCGTTCATCGCGGGCCGCGCCTGATTGCGGTATGCTTTATCTTTCTTTCTTACAATTTCGCGCTCTGCCGCAGTAGCAGTCTCAGCCCATTCGTTATCTACATCTAACGCAGCCTGTAACTGAGTCTGTAGAATCTTGATATTGTCTTCGATATCTGCGATGTGAAACCTCACTTGCTCAGGTTTCATATCCGATACCTTGAGCGTATTGTATTCATCGATATACGCTCTTTTTAGCCTTTCCTGTATCGGAGTATCGCTAGGCTGAACTTCGACTTTCACTTCACTAGACTTCGGCTGAATCTTGGCTTCGCTTGATTGGATGCCAGCGTCTATCACTTCGGGATCGCTGTTCATCCGGTGAACGGCTGAACTTTCCTTCACTTCGTCATTTGACTTCGCTTCATCGTTTGTCACGTTATCTCTCCCAATACTGCGCTGTATGGAATAGCAATTCGTCTAGAATCATGGTGAAGCGCGCACCATGATCGGAACTTCCAAACTTTAGCATCTCGACCGCGTGCGCGTATTCGTGACACACTAGACCGATTCTGAGCTTTCCATATGGTTTCTTAGAATCTGTCATAGGGTCAATCGGTAGGCTTACATATGCTCTGCCACGTTTCACGCCACCCCATCCACGCGCGCCACGTAATCCGAACTTTCCGTTTCTCGGCTTACGCATCCTCACGAGCGGAGCGTGGGCCGCACCGGGAAATGCGTGATTGTGCATTACAGCAATCAAGAAATACGCTGTAGCAGGCTCGCACGTCGTTTCATGTGCGATACGTAATCGCTTAGGGTTTAGGGATTGACGAGAAACTATATCGTATTCTCCCGGTATAATTTTGGACATACTCTTAAACTCACTCTCAATGGGCCTGAATTACAGTAGGCCAGCGAAAATCGTATGTTTCGCATGTATTACACATGCTATTCTCTTGCGATTTTCCTATGTTACTAGTGTGTAGTTTTTACACTGAACTGGCCTAAACCGTTGAAAACAAAGGGCTTAAGTGCGTATAGTGCATTATACCATACCTCCCTACCTATTGCAAGGCCACTATATGTAGTGTGTAAACTTTACAGTGTAAGTTTTACCTAATAGATGGTAGTAGGGATAATATAAAAAAAAAAAATAAAAAAAATTAAAGAACTCTACTCAACCGTGCAATTATTACACTGGCACCCTATAGGCGAGTCCGGCCAAAAAGGGTAGGGAAGGGTAGGCTTCCGCTAAATTGTTGCGCCAGTGGGCTTTACAGCCATTCTATGCACTACAAAACACCTAGAATGGCATGGGAAACCTATGTGAATCACAAGGGAAACCCAATAGAAAAACTGAGCCGATTTTGTATCTTTGCGCCTATGTCAAGGTTTGCATGACGTAAACTCTCACATCGGGGCAAAAAAGGGGCGAACGATTTGCAGTCTCGTTCGCCCATTCTCCGGGATTAGCCTTCCATCGCGTTGATACGCTTGAGGGCTTCCTCTTCTGTGATGTTGAAAGCCTTAGCGAGGGATTTCGCCGCGGCCTGTTTCGCCTTATCCGGGCCTTCGACCAGAACCGCGAGACGTTGCGATTCACGATTCTTGACGCCCAGATCGTTGCCGTAGTAAAAATCCTTAACCCAGCATGGGCCGTCAAAATCGGAGGTATCGTTACCGTCCTTGTCCGCAGAGACCTTCCACGTGGTTTCCACGGGCTGCAAGGCCAGAACTCCGAGACCGCTCGTGGGCTTCAATCTCAGATATTCCTTCGAGTATGAAACCTTTTCTACGGTTCGCTTCGCCGCCGTGATATCTGCGATGATATCGCCGCTAGTGATCAGGTTCCGAATGTTCTCGGACTGCTTAGCGATTTCGGTCGCCAGATCCAACGTTCCGCCCATCAGAATCGGGGCGACTTCCGCTTTCTCTGCCTTCAACTTTGCCATGTAAAACCTACCTTGTTGCGCCATCTGGCGCGTTCCGTGTTACCGTTCCAACCTGCTACCTTTTAAGTATAGCACCTTTCCAGCGAATTGCAAGGGGTGTTGAAACTTTTTTTTCGTTCACCCCTTGCACGGATGTTCACCCTAAGCCCGCTTGCGCCCGCCTACCTTCCGTAGTGCTGGCACGCAATAGATACAGAATTGCTTACCGATACAATGACAGTTCATCGCTTACCCTTCCAAGATTGTAACGATTGCATACAGCGACAGAGCCGCCACTGTAAGCATACCGATACCAGAGAAGATATAGATTGCTACCATGTCGTTAACCTCTACATACATTGTAGCACGCCTGTCAAGTATGTAATCTTTACACTACTCTCAAGCGCGCGCCACCTGCAAGCAACATCGATACCGCCCAACGTCCGAGCCTGCGGTATTGCCTGCGTGTTAGTGTGATGACCATAGATACATTTTAGCACCTATATATATTTTTGTCAAGTGCCCTATTTTTTCTAGGCGCGCGTGTTACATCCGGGCCGATGGTATGCTCCCCCGATGCTCTCGGGGGGAGTATGTCCCGCTCCGCGGGTCCCATTCGCCCCTGCGGGGCTAGGCTGTCGGCAAACCGTGCCTGTCTAATTCTAAGTTTCTGCCACATGTGATTGTGCCAAATTTATAAAGGGTCCCATATATAAAAGGGTCCCATACAATCTACATGACAAAATAGAAGTGACAACCTAGCTGTTCATTCGGTGAACAGGTGTAAATTTTACATACTTGACAAGTTTTCTGGATTCTGCTACAATTTGCACACGCTAAGTCGGTAAAGCCCTGCAAGGTTTGTGCCAGACCAGGGGACCATCTTTATGTTTATATCTGAGGAAGAAGCAGACGCGCGCCGAGACTCCGCCAGCAACTTGCTGCGTCGTTTGAACATTCCGCTGACTAAACCTTCGCCTTCAGCTCAACCTCAACCTGTAGATGAGGTAAGCGAAGCCTTAGAAGAAACTACCAACGATCCCACCGAACCGACGGCAGATGATGCAGTCAGACTTGCTATACTCGCTGGTAGACGTCATCTTAAAACTTCAGAAGAGCGCGGAGGAAGATATCCTCAGCAGGGCAACGTCCCCCCAATCTTTCGCGCGCTCATCGGCAGTGCCGCCAAACTTGGAACATCTACTGAGGCAGCTAGGGCTTGGGGAGTCAACTCTACGATGGCTCACCATTACAAGCACGGCCGAACTTCCCAGGACAAGGAAAGCCCAGGACTCATTGAAGCGATTGATCACAATACAAATGTTATTCGATCTCAAGTCCTAGATATCCTTTCTGTCACGGTTGCAGGCATAACTCCCGAAAAGCTAGAGAACAAGGACGCAAAGGAACTTAGCATGATTGCTAAGAACCTAGCGTCGATCATGTCTGCAACCAAGCCTATTGTAGTTGCGGAGCAGACAAGTAACGCTCAAGTAATTGTCTTTACTCCGAATCAAGAGAAAGAGACTGACTACCCAGTCATAGAAATCGGTTAGGGTGAGGATTACATGGAAGGATACGTACGTAAGATATTTCTAGAAAAAGGTTTCGCCTTCGTTGAAGGTTCAGACGAAAGAGACTACTTTCTTCACTGGTCCAAGGTGTCACGAAACTCCGTACCTTTTCGGAACATGAAAGAGAACGATAAGGTGTCGTTTGAGTTTGAGGAGGGCACCAACGGACCCAAGGCTTTCAACGTCCTGGTTGTGAGAAACCAACCTAAAGGAGATGCAAATGGCGGAACAGAAGTACGAGCCAGCGTCGACAGCAAAGTCAACAGCAGTCCCGACGCCGACGCCGACGGTAGTAACGGGATTTCCGGTGGGAGTTGACGCAGCGAAGGTTCATCTTCAGGGTGGATACCTGATGCAGGAAGTCCACGGAGGTGAAGTCAAGGCTTACCCTAAGGACGTGATTGTTAGCATCGCGGGCGAAGCGCTCGTTATGAGCGAGGCTCAGTACGTGGCGCTCGGAGGCGACTACGATTCGATCGAAGACTTCTCCGAAGCCGTAGCGATTCTCAAGCATGCGCGCGACGGAGGAATGACGAAGGAAGAGGCCGAGGAATGGTATACCGAGAATAAACCACCGGAGGCTCCAGTGTTTGATCCTACAATGTGGGATGAGCCGACCCTTCCGATCAAGATCGCAGGTCCAGACCTTGGACTCGAACTCAAGCCAGCCGATGAGTTACCTCCTGAGTTCACCAGACCAAAGGTCGAACTTCCGATGGTCGATCCACCAAAGGCTAGTTCAGTCTTGCCGAAGCCAACTCAGCTTCCAGCGAAGTAGATGCCTCCCGTCTTTCATCTACTCCTGTTGGTCTTTGCATTGGTCTGCTTCATCCTTGCGACGTGGCAGCCAACGCAACCCAATTGGCATCGATTGATCGCGGCAGGTCTCGCGTTTCTAACTGCCTCGATGATTACTTGGTAGGTTCAGATGCCTGCTGTATCTGGCAAGCAGTATCGTTTCATGCAAGCAGCCGCGCACGGAGGGCTCAAAGGTCCACAGAAGATTGAGCCTTCCGTAGCGAAGGAATTTGTGCGCGCCACACCGAAGAAAGACAGAAAGATGTGGAGTAAGTAATGCCCAGCTCATTTCAGCTCGGTGTTCCAACGACTGTACTACAGAATCAAGTCATGGCTCTACCCGCGAGGGCGTGCTGGGTTCTATCCTCTGTGGCGCTCGAATTCGCGCTTGCCGAGGCAGGACCTTGGGTCGCAAGTGCAGCGTCGACGACTGGCGTCCAGACCGGAGCGTCCCACGCGAGGTGTCCGACGGCGGGGGCAACCGTAAGTTGTAAGGCACTCTAGGCTAGCCAAAGTTCAGCTCAGATCGAAGTTCAGCCCAGACCATGCCCTTTCAGCTCATAGAAGGAAACAAAGTCTGGGAACCAAATAAACGTCAGACTGACTTTATTAGGATTCCGGATAACGTTTTCGAGGCGATGTATGGGGGAGCAGCGGGAGGGGGGAAGTCAGAAATCCTCTTGATGCTCCCCATAGTTCGAGGTTGGTATCAGAATGGAACATTCAAAGGAATCATCTTCCGTCGAACTTTCCCGGAACTTGAAGAATCTCTTATCCCCAGATCGAGAGACATCTACCCACTTTTCGGAGCTACCTACAACGACACAAAACATCGCTGGACATTTCCGTCGGGAGCCTGGATTCAGTTCAGCTATATGCTCCGCGCTGAAGATGCTAGAAGCCATGACACGGCGGAATACAACTACATAGGTTTCGATGAGCTAACGGCTTTTGAAGAATTTCAATACGTCTTTTTAACTTCTCGTTGTAGAACTTCTGATAGCTCTCTTCCGG